TGGGCAGATAGTAGTTTAAACAGTAGTGAAAACATGGATGTCGTACCACCTTCATCAGACAACCTTACAGGGTATGTAGCTAGTACAGGTGCAGCAGTATTTTCACAAGCTAATAAAAGCTACCTAGCTACAGCATCAGACCAGCTTAACTTAGGTGCTATGACTGCTATGTTTGTAATAGACTTTGACGAAACAGTATCATTGACAAATGAGGTAGTCATAGGCCGTTTAGCTAATGATACAGTAAGATACTTTAGGGGTGCTAGTACTATACGTGTAGGCTATCGTGCTAATGGTGTTATTTCTGATATGAATAATGTTACTAGTGCTATACCTACAAGTAAATTTCTAGTCACTGTTATACGGTTAAGTAACGGTAACGTACTGCTAAGGCACAACCAATTACAAGTAGAAAGTACAACTAGTACTATCACAGACTTATTTGACTTTACAGGCTTTTCACAAGGTACGCTAGATGCATCACTTTTTGAATGTGCTATATTCAATGATGCACTAACAGGTACAGACTTGACTAACGCTGAAAACGATATAAAAAGTAGAAACGGACTATAATGAAAGACAGGTTACTAAATATACAGCTGACTAATGAAGTACAGCCTAAAATAAAAGAAGTCAACGGTGCTGACTGGGTACACTATGGTGACGGTGAATATCGCAACTTGTACCCTCAGTACCTTATTGACTTATATAACAACAGTGCAACACATGCTGCAGTAGTGAATGCTACAGCTGCTATGATAGCAGGTGAAGATATACTTGTTGATGAGGGCAAAGACTTACAACAGTATGTTGAGGTAAAAAAATTACTAGCTAGTATAAACGGTACTGAAACTGCACATGAAATACTAGTCAAAGTAGCTTTTGACTTGAAGTTACAAGGTGCTTTTGCACTTAATGTGATATGGTCAAAAGATAGAACACGTATCGCTGAAATACATCACGTACCTGTTGAGCAGGTAAGAGTAGGTAAGCCTAACAGTGATACTAAAGTAAAAGACTACTATATATCTGCAGATTGGTCGCAGTATAGAAAAAAAGAGTATGCACCTAAGCGTGTAGCATGCTTTAATACTAACGATAGACGTGAAGCATCACAGCTGTTATACAGTGGTGTGTATTCACCTGCTATGGAATTGTACCATACACCTGACTATGTAGCATCAACTAACTGGGTACAAATAGACAACCTTACAAGCGACTATCACTTAAATAATATAGCTAATGGGTTCAGTGGGAGTTATTTTATTAACTTTACTAATGGTATTCCTACGAAAGAGGAAAGAGAACAAATAGAATTTCAAATAGCACGCAAATTTAGTGGAAGTAATAATGCAGGCAAATTTGTATTGACTTTCAGTGATGATGCTAACAGTAAGCCTGAAATAGTACCTATACAAGTTAGCAACGCAGACAAGCAGTATACAGTGCTGAATGAACTATGCGTGCAAAATATAATGATAGGCCACCGTGTTACTAGCCCTATGCTGTTAGGTGTTAAGACTGACGGTCAGTTAGGTGGCCGTAATGAACTTGTACAAGCTTACGAACTGTATATGAATACAGTTATAAAACCTTTCCAAAACATCATTTTAAAGGCTTTTAAGAAACTTTTAGCTGTAAATGGTATAGTAACCCCACTAAGCATAAAAGACGTGCAGCCTTTAAATGCTATTTTTGATGCAGAAACACTTAAAGAAGTGTTAACACAAGATGAACTAAGGGAAGAAATGGGCTATGAAGCACTATCAAACAATGAAGAAACTGTAGCACAAGAACAACAGTTAGCTAAAATTGACTTACTAGATGACTTTATAGGTAAGTATGGTGAAGATGAGGACTTAGACAATTGGCAGCTAATTGATGAAGAAGAACTTGTCAGTGATGATATAGAACATGCTGACTTTGACTTTGAGCATAACCTTAACCAACTTGCTAAAAAATTAAATTTTACTAGAACAGGTGAAGCACGTAAAAGAGGAAGCCAACAAGACGGCAAAGATGAAGACGGTAACTTATACCGTGTTAGGTATCAGTACGCACCTAAAAGTAAAAGCCACACTGCACAGCGTAAGTTTTGCAGTAAAATGATAGCAGCAGGTAAGGTATACCGTAAAGAAGATATAATAGGGCAAGCACACTCATTAAGTAGTATACAAGCCAACCCAGGCCACGGACCTAACGGTGCTAACACTTACAATGTATGGCTATACAAAGGAGGCGTAAATTGTCATCATAAATGGGTGAGAAAAATATACGTAACAAAAGCAGGTGCAACACCTAACTATAACACAGACGAAGTAATTAACAAAACAAAGGCACGCAGTAGGGGCTTTAGACCTGAAGAAAACGACCAACGTATATATCAAGCACCTATTGATATGCCTAGACAAGGAAGACTAAACTAATGGCTGTACTATTTATATCAGAAGACACAATAAAAAAGAGTACTACTATCAACGGTAACGTTGACGTAGAACTATTACTACCGTACATAAAAGTAGCACAAGATATACACGTGCATCAATTACTAGGCACTGACTTATATGAAAAGTTACAAAGTGACGTAACTGGTAGCAGTGTAGCAGGTGTATACCAAACCCTTATTGATGAATATATACAGCCTGTACTTATACACTATAGTTTATATGAATGCTTACCTTTTTTAAGCTATAAAATTATGAACAAAGATATAGTACGTAAAGTCAGTGAAACTAGTACAGCTGCAAGCTTAGAAGATATAAAGTACATGCGTGATATAATACAAAACACAGCAGAGTACTATGCTGAAAGGTTAGTAGAATATTTACGTAATAACACTAGTAGCTTCCCTGAGTTTAATACAAATAGTGGTGCAGACTTAGCACCTAACACACAAGCTTACTACAGTGGTATGAATATCGGTAAAGACAAGCAACTTAGAGGTATAACTTTACGTGACTTTTTAACACCTGACCTAAATGTATAAGCCAAAAAAAGAAAATGTAACAAAGCTAAAAAGCTACCTACAAAAGAAAGATGAAAGACCTGTTAAAAGAGAACGCAGACGTACTAAGTCTAAATAGTTTAACATTCAGTATAAGCTTCACTGCTGTTGAACAAGTGTTACAAATACTATTGCTAGTAGTATCTATAGCATATACTGTTGATAGGTTCATGTATTATAGAAATAAGCGTAAGTAATGGCAAAAAAAACAGTATACAGTTTTATTGCTAAGCCAAAAGTAAAAAGGCGTAAGCACAGTAAAAATGCAAGTAAAGGGCAAGTAGGTTACAAAAAAAAATATAAAGGTCAAGGCAGATGAAAAAAGACTTGACTATATCTTTAAGTCATATCGTGTGGGTGATAGGTGTTATATTTATGGCAGGTATAGCATACAGTAATATAACATATCTTGACCACGAAATTACAATTTTAGAACAACGTTTAGAAAAAAAAATTAAAGTCATAAACAGCTGTGAAGACAGGATAGTAGAACTTGAAATACAGTTAGCTAAACTGCAAAGCTGCAACGACTAACATAAACGACTTACTATATTTTTATATAATATACAAGAAATAGGAAAGTTTTTTTTTGAGCACAAAAACAGTAAAAACTATCAGAAGTAAATTTGCGAGGTTATAAGAACTGCTATATATCAATATGTTTATATGTTAGAACTAGTAAAGTGTCGCAAAACGGCTGTAAATAGGCTTAAATCTAATTTTGTCATTCACAAGAAAAAACACAAAAAACTTAAATAAATTCGTATGCTACAATACTTTGACTTTGATGAATTTGATAGCCCTGATGATGCAGGTAGTGGCTTACCAGTCGCTGACGGTGGTAAAATGTGTATCAATTTTTTACACAAATTAGACAAAGCACGTGACATAGCAGGTGCCTTTTGTCATCACAAGTGCATACCGTACAGCTGAACACAATCAAAAAGTAGGTGGCCGTGTAGGCAGCAGTCATGCTAAAGTACCGTGCAAAGCTGTTGATATAATGTGCCGTGATAGCTATACAAGAACTAAAATACTAAATGCACTTCACGCTGTAGGCTTAGGCCGTAGACAAGGTATAGACAAAGTGTTTATACATGTTGATGACGATACAGACAAAGAAGATGCTATATGGCTTTATTGATATGAGTATACTTAAAAAAATTTTTACATCACAAGCTAGTGACTTAGTCAACAGTGTAGGTAATGCTATTGACAAGATGCATACATCAGCAGAAGAAAAAGAACTAGTAAAAGCAGAAATACAAAAACAAATACAACAGCATGAAAATAAAATACAGCAAGAAGTCACTAAACGTTGGGGAGCTGATATGCAAAGTGACAACTGGCTTGCCAAATCTGTACGACCTATTAGCTTACTATTTTTGCTTTTTGTACTTACTGTATTTACTCTCGTTGATTTCAGTTATGTTGAACTTGAAATAAAAGACAGCTATATAGACTTATGGCAAATGCTCAGTATAACAGCTTTCGGTGCTTATTTTGGTGGCCGTAGCTATGAAAAAGTAAAGAATGGCAAACAATAGATATAGGCTAAAGCCTGACGAAGAAGCACTGTTACTTAACTACCGTAAGCACAGTAGTAATAACGTGCTAGTCATCGGCGACTTACACTGTCCGTTTGATTTAGATGAATACCTTGACTTTTGTATTGAACAGTACTATAAGCATAACTGTACTGAAGTAGTTTTTATAGGTGATATCATAGACAACCACTATAGTAGTTATCATGAAACTAGTGCTGACGGCTTAGGTGGTGCAGATGAACTAGAAGCTGCTATACAGCGTATAGCTAGATACCGTGATGCTTTCCCAGTAGCTACAGTAATAATAGGCAATCATGATAGAATGGTAATGCGTAAAGCACAGACTAGTGCTATACCTAGTAAATGGATAAAGTCATATAAAGAGGTACTTGAAGTGCCTGGGTGGAACTTTGTAGAACGTTATGTAAAAGATGACGTACAGTATATACACGGTGAAGCAGGTACTGCACGCACTAAATGCCGTGCTGATATGATGAACACGATACAAGGCCACCTACATACACAGTGTTATACAGAGCACTATGTCGGCCAAAAGTATAGGGTATACGGCAGTCAAGTCGGCTGTGGTATCAACTTTAAGTCTTATGCTATGGCCTATGCTAAAAGTGGCAAGAAGCCTGCTATCGCATGTATGGTAGTAAAAGACAACGGCACTCAACCGTTGAATATATTGATGCAGCTGTAGCCCAGCAGCTATCCAACACAAACAACATATATATATATTCATATCTAGTAAGTATATAGAATATTAACATTCTATATCTAATAACTTTATATACAAATTTTTGTTAAAAAGTATTGTGAGTAATTAAAAGTGTTTATATTAGCATCAAGTTTAACAAAATAATATAATAAAATGACTAATATAGAAGTACTACAAGATGCTATACAAGGTATTAAATTTACACCTGCACAAAAAAACATACTAAACATGTTGCAAAAAGGCTACACTATAAAAGTAGTTAACAAACACCATATAAGTGGTGGGCAAATGAAATGGTATAGAGATGGTGAAACTATGCACGCAGGTAAAGTGTATAAAGCTTTTTTCAATACCTTTCATAAAATAAAACGTGCAAAAGGTAAAAGTATACAAAACCTTTTTATATTCTAAAAATAACAAACCTCAACGGCCTACACTTAACGGTGTGGGCTTTTTGTGGTATAAGGCAATAGTGCCCTAATTTTATATATAACAAAATGACTTTACAAGAATTCCAAAAAACAGCAGGCTACATAGAGTTAGATGCTAAAGGTGTACAAACACTAAAACAAAACTACAGCCACGTATATGATGAGTATGACTATGACAGTGAATGGCAAGACACTGTTGAGGGTGTGCTTATATATGACGGTGGCTTATATATATTCAAGCATAACAACGGCTACTACAGTACTGTTATAGGCCGTGAAAACTACATAGAACAAGACGTAGCTATAATTGAGCAAGCACTATATGAATATTGTGAATACGCTGATGATGAATACAAAATAAGTAACTACTAAAACTGTATAACATTATGAGAAGCTACCCTATATGGCACGATATAACAGCGTGCAATTACAAAAGCAGCAAAAGCTATGGCAGTAAAAATACTGCACAGACTAAGGTGTACGTAGGTACAAGTGCAAATAACAGTAACCTACTAGCTACAGTAATAACTACAAAGCGTGTAGTAGGCGATATAACGTTTTTTAGGCTTAGCGTAGACAACGTTATTATAAAAGAACTAAGAATGTGTAACAAAACTAATACTATAATAAAATGATTGACAAAAACTTTTTTAAAAACCTAGCTGATGCACACTATGGTACACAGCTTAACGTAACAAAATTAGCATACGGTGACGTTATGTTTGCTATGTTAGAACTAGAACAAACAATACTAAAGAACATAACAGTGTGTGAAAACATGCAAAAAGACTATATGCTAGAAGATGATGAAGTCAAGGCTACACTAATGCAAGGCCGTATTGATACATGGCAAACAGCACTAGACTTATTCAAAGAAACGCAAGCTAAAATACTAAGCAAATGAAGCAAGAAGAAAGCATATACGAAACGCTAGGGGGTGCAGCAGTATGTCTGTTGCCCTTTTGGCTGTGCTTCACTTATAGTGGACACGCAACTATCAAGTATTTTTTTAACCTATTTATATAATTTTATTATGAACAAAACAAGTAAAGTAACAAACGTGCAAGCTAACGGCACATGGGAAAGTAAGCAATACAATACAACTTATTACAAGTTTGAAGTAAGCTTTGAAAACGGTGACGTAGGTGAGTACAGTAGCAAAAGCCCTGAACAAAATAAGTTTGTCGTAGGGCAAGAAACTGAGTACGAATATATAGGGGGTAAATTCCCTAAAGTTAAGCCTGTCAATACATTTGAACAAGGTAGCTATACACAAAAAGCTAACTCGCCTGGGAGAGAGTTATCAATCATCAGACAGTCAAGCCTTAAATGTGCTACAGACTATGTTATAGCTAATGGTGGTAACATCACTACTATACTTCACAATGCTGATATATTAACAAATTGGGTGCAAACAGGTACAATACCTGCAGATGAACCTGTATCACATGAAATGCCTTTTTAACATGACAAGTTTAGACAACTATAAACTAAGCAACCCACATGATGACGGCTACTACAGCGACTGTGTAAGCAGCTGCTGTGGTGCTGAAGTCAGTAAGTATTGTTCAGATGATGAGCATATGCATGAAGCCACCATGTGTGATGACTGTGGCTGTGAATGTGAACAAATAGAACAGTATGAGTATGATGAAAATATGCGTGAGCACTATGCAGAAATGCGTGCTGATGAAATGCGTGATTTAAGATGAAAAAGAGTACACATAAACTGTTGAAGCAAGCACACAGTATAATAACTGATGCTACAGGAACTGACGTACCTAAGACTGTACGTGCAGAAGCTTATAAAAAAGTAAGGCACATATATAAGCGAATCAAGAAATTTGATATGCCTGTTTGGAATATACTTAACGAAGACGATAACCATAAAACAAAAAAACGTGACTGAGTTACAATTTGAAATCAACCTTATTACAAGCATAACTGAAAAAAAGTTAGGTATGCCTGCAGGCACACTTAACCAAAAGAAAAAGACTGAACCTTTAGTTATGGGGCGTATGGTAGTGACTAATATGCTCATGGACGGTGGTATAAGCCCTGCTAAATTAGCTGAGCACTTTTGTAAACACCGTACTAACTATTACCACTACCGTAAGCAGCACAATTTTTATATCACAAACCCTAAAGCTTACCCTGAATATAATTTACTGTACGAATCTGTACTAGATGAATATGACAACAGGGCACATGTTAGCGACCTGTTTAGGAATAGGCTAGCAAAGCTTGAAGTAATTGATGATATAGAAAGGGCACTAGCATCACTAGAAGCCCAAAAAGAACTTTTATTGAAAACCGTTTAACCTAAAATTTTTACAAAATGACACAAAGACAAGTAGTGCTAGACCACTTTAGTAAGCACAAAAAAATAACAAGCTGGGATGCTATCATGGAATATGGTATCACAAGGCTAGCAAACGTAATATTCAACCTTAGAAATGACGGCTATGTTATACACAGTGAAAACAAAAAAGTGTATACAAGGCTAGGCAATCAAACTATTATAGCAGAGTACACTTTGCTACAATACCCTACAAAGCAAACAGCTATAGTGTTTAACAGTCACTATGATGTCTAAGGGCTATATAAAACTACACCGTAAAATACTAGACAACGGTATATTCGAAAATGCTGAACTGTTGAAAGTGTTTGTATGGTGTATACTAAAAGCTAACAGTGAACCTGCTGTAGTTTACGGCAGGTCACTAAAAGCAGGGCAATTTGTAACAGGTAGGGTAACAGCTGCAGAAGAACTTAGGTTACCACCTAGCACAGTATACGATAGAATGCAGCGACTACAAAAAATGAAATACATAAAAATAGATAGTAATACTAAAAACAGTAAAGTGACAGTATTAAAATATAAAACATATCAAGGTTATGATACAGCTGTTAAGCGTGACTTACAAGCTGTAGCTAGCAAGTTTAAAAGTGACGTGTGGTCAGCCTGGGAAAATAGATATGATGACTTTAGTGAAACTATGGTATCTGACTTTGTATCATATTGGTGTGAGCCTAACCGTAGCAAAACAAAACTAAGGTATGAACTACAGCCTACATTTTGTATTGAACGTAGGCTCAAAACATGGTACAACAATCAAGCTAACTTCAAAAAGCAAACTAAAAGTAATATACTTGATACGTGGCAAGAAGCTAGAAAAATAATAAATGATGAATAAGAAAGAACAGATATGGTACAGGTACACACATGACAATAAAAAGCTAAAGACTGACTGTGTAGACCTGTTAAGCAAGTGTTATTTGATGCTAGGCCAAAAGCCTGACACGCAGCAAGTAGTGCTAATGTCACAGCTGCTATATGATGACCTTATAAATAGCTACAGTAGAATGACTATGCAGGAAGTAGCATATGCATGTGAACAAGGTGTAAGGCACAGTGAGCATGGTGGCTTTGTCAATGTAAGAAACTTTAATATATGGCTGAAAGAATATAAACAAAGTGCTGCACTTAAAAGGCAGCAAGGCCTACTGACCGACTATCAAAAGCACGAAGAAAATATGAAACTAATAAATAACACAATAACAAAAGCAAAACTAAAATGACAAAATTGACAAAAACTAATGATGAGCCTAAGCACACATATGTGTGTATAAATGAGTTAACATGTATACAAGTAGACGGCAATACTACACATATTGAAGCTACAGTACCTTATATGATACTTGAAAACGGCAAGCAAATAATAGATAAAACAGTAGTAGTAGAAATACCTACACTTGAACTAGTACAAACCTTTAATACATCATGGACTAACCATGCTATAGGTAAGCTAAAACACTGGATAAACCAACTAAGTAAATGAACATACTAAACCTATATGCTTGCTTAGGTGGCAACCGTTACAAATGGAATGACGTTAAAAAAGATATACATGTTACAGCTGTAGAACTTGATGAAGAACTAGCTAAATTATATGCAAAACGTTTCCCAGGCGATACAGTATTAGTGCAAGATGCACATGACTACCTTTTACATAACTATAGTAAGTATGACTTTATATGGTCATCACCACCTTGCCCAACACACAGCAGGGCTAGGTATTGGTCAATAGGTGCTAATGGCAAAAACCCTATATACCCAAACATGAAACTGTATGAAGAAATACTACTATTAGACTACCACTATAAAGGTAAGTATGTAGTAGAAAATGTGACACCATACTATGAGCCCCTGCTAAACCCAAAAAAAAGAAATAGGCACTTATATTGGACTAATTTTAACTTGCCTAATGATTTAGGTGACAGGGTAGCTAAAGTATGCCAAGGCACTGATGAACTAAATAGGTTATGTGAATTTCATGACTATGACTTTACTCAATACAAAGGTGAACAACCTATTCTAAAAATTGCAAGAAATTTAGTAGACTATCAAGCAGGTGAAACTATATTCAAGACAGTGTTGGGTATATACGAAAGCAACGATACAAAACAGTATAAAATTTTTTAAAAATGACAGCACTAAAAGCTTTATATATTATAGTACTGATACAAGTTAGTGCATATATACTACTAGCTTTATATTTTGAGCACCGTTTACAAAAGCGTAATAAGCAGTATGAAGAAAACACACACAAAACTAAAAAAAGAACTAGACAAGGTCTTTAGTCAGTATGTACGATATGCTGCAGCTGATGACAACGGTATTGTTGAGTGTTACACTTGCTATAATAAAAAACATGTAAAAGAAATGCATAACGGTCACTTCATATCACGTAGGCACTTGTCAACACGCTGGGATGAAAACAACTGCAGGCCACAATGCCCACGCTGCAACCTGTTTGCACAGGGTGAGCAGTGGCTGTTCGGTAGTAGGCTAACTGCAGAGCTAGGTAAAGATATAGTACAGCAGCTGCAAATAAAAAGCAAGCAAGCTAGTAAATTTAGTACTGTTGAACTACAAGAAATGATAGACTACTATAAAGCTAGGTTAAAAGAACTTATATAGCTACTATCAACATTCAACTGTTGATAACTTTATTACACACACCTTTTATATATCAATAATTTGTATAGTATTGTCCTATGCTCAGCGACAAACTATGCAGGCAACTAAAAAGTATAGCAGCTAACTTTATACCAGCTGCAGATTTAGATGACTTAGTGCAAGAAGTATTTGTGCAGTTATTGACTATGGAAAGTAGCAAGCTGCAGCAGTTAGTAGCGAGTGATGAAATATATCCGTATTTCAACCGTATGTGCAAGCTAAACTACTACAGCAAGACAAGCAGATACTACTACACCTACCAAAAAGAATACGAACTTGTAACATACCATACAGACCTAGCAAAAGGTATGCTACACAAAACAGCTGACAAACAGTACGATGACACTTTATATATTATACAGGGTGTTGATATAATAAATGAACTGCTAGAAGAACTATACTGGTACGATAGGGAACTATTTAAACTATACGTACTAGGTAGGCTAGATGACAAAAAATATACATATACTACACTAGCACAAAAAACAGGTATAAGCAGAATGTCAATATACAGCACTATAAAAGGTGTTAAAAAACATATAGCAAAACGCTTAAATGATATAAGGAATGATTTATGATGACTTAGCACGCTTAGTAGGTTATGAAATACCTATAATAGAAGTGTATAATGAAAACGGTGATT